CCACATAAAAACAAGACCAATAGAAGCTCCGACAGCAACAGCAAGAACCTCTACAATCGTGCTAACGCTGATCTGCTCCTGAATCTTCGTGATAATATTAGAAAAATCAGAAGAAGAAACAACAGTAGAAGCGCCGCTCAACATAGAAATAAGATTGAGCATCATAATTCTCCTTTGAAATTATTTATCAAGAATCAGTATATCATTTGGCTTCTTGTTGGATCCGTACGAGAAGACAACGATATCACCGATCTTAACCTTGAACACTTCATCGACAAAAAGGAAAGCTTGAATAGCTCCTATGCCCTGGTTGCCTTCTTTATCAGACAGATCATAAGTAGCGTGTACTCTTCTGCCCTTTACAAGCTCACCCGTTTCCTTGTCGGTGAATTTTACATCTTCAATTCCTACAACTTCACACTTTGTCATTATAAAATTCCTTTCAATAAAAAAACTCCTTGATGGTGCAGCATCAAGGAGATATCACAACCACGTAGGGTATAAATACCCTACGTAATTGTAACACTATAAAGTTAACCGTGAGGCTGCACCCATCACGACTACATTATAGCACAATATTCATGTTATGTCAATAGTTAAATTATAATTTTGTAACTACTCCTAAACATCGTGCACCGTTGACGACCAAGCTTCGGGTGCCGAAAATCGGCTTCGCCGATCGAGGACGGAAGACAAAAACTGCGTTTTTGTCTTCCGTCTTTCGTCACCCTTCGGGTCTGTCGTAGTAGACCGTCGTCAACGGTGCTGCTACAGAACTTCGCCAGTATTAGGATCTACATAACCGCTCTGTGAGAGCTTGAGCTCTGCCAGAGCAATCTGAAGTTCAAGATACCTATCTTTCTTTGCTTGCCGCTTTGATTCGTGTATAGACCGAAGGTAAGCGTTAAAATGGATTGTATGACGCGTAATAAATCGTGCCAGATCTGGATTATTCTCTCGCAAATACTTTACAAGTGAAGAATACTCTTCAAACTGATTCCGATCGATAATGCCCTCGATCGCGATCGTAGCTTCGTCTTCTTCTCCAGCATCAAGAGAAAAGTAATTCTCGGGAGAAAAGCCATTCAGCATCTGAATATCAGATTTACTATACTGATACTTCTCGGGATCGTGCTTATGTACTAAATAAGCATAAGCACCTTTGATGTTAGATAAGGCTATAGGGATTGTGCCATTAGTAATAGCTAATATAACATCCTGGGCGTGCTTAAATGTTGTGGTATTGGGAAAAGCAAAAATCCAATGCTTATGAATTTTCTTTTGCTGACCAGGCTGAAGAAGCTCGCCGGAATAATCAACTGGGGAAGCAAGCTCATTAAAATCTCGATCGTGTACTATGCAGCAACACTCAACTCCGGATTTTCTTGCAAGGTCTAAAGCGTTTTCGGGTTCACTATCAAACCAGGATAAAGCTCCCCAATATTTAGACTTTTTTTCTTTTTCACTTGACTTTTGTTTTGACATATGATATAATCTCCTTGAACTTATGGGCGTGAGCAAAAGCTCCGTCCTTTTTTTATTCTAATTTGATTTGCTGAAAGGTATCGGACGATGTATAAGTATCATCTACGTTGCCGAACCTTTCCATCTCGCCGATAGACTTATTAAGGAGAATAGAACAAAGTGTGCTCCTGGAGCAATCAAGAGCTTCACAGAGAGCGTCTAATCTGCTAATAAACGTATCGGTAACCATTACTTGCAACTTATAATTTCTTGACATAAAAAATACCCCCTTCTTTGGATAACTTTTACTATATTATACATCAAACTTAATAACTTGTCAAGAGGGTTTATAAATTTTATTAATACTATTTCGCGAGGAAGGGACCGCCCCAGAGGGGACCCCCGTCCCCTTCCCCTTGCGCTGAACGAGTGCTATAATATTATGCAGCGCCGCAACGCGACCCCATCCCCCACTTGCTACAGCTAAAGCTGCAGCAAGGCTGCTACGCAGCTACGGGTGAGGAGGAAGGAGTTATTCGGATGATACTGGGATCTTTCGTATGATCCACATCACAAACTTGTAGATTAGCACTCCACCATCTACAGCCATAACAACGCCGAAGAGCACGAGCAGATACTCTATATCTATGTAATTTGCAACAAGGGCAATACCTGTAGCCAAATAGCCCACGAACGTTGTCAGAATATTTCGTACTCCTTCAGGCATAACTGGCAAATTGATCACCGACATAAGAGCAGATAAGATCGTAAGTATAGTATAGAATAAACCTTCTACGATCATTTAGAAAGCACCTCCTCAAGTCGTTTTTTCATTGCAAGGACAAACCACCAAGTACACGTGATATTAACTACGAGCCGAAGAGCATCTACCAAATCCTCGAACCCGTCGGGGATAACATCCACCTCGTATCCGCCGAACGTAAACGGAGTTCCCGCCAGGTTTACCGTTACAGACGGCATTGTTATTGTTTCTGCGGTACCTTTATATACAAAGGTATCAGCTACCATATCAACAATATCAACTGCGTCGAACAGTACACCGAAGCGACCCCGGAGCTCTTGCTCGAACTCTTCCTTGATAGCCAGGATACGACCATCATTAGGCACGAACAATTCTTCCAACTTACTACCGATCGTAGCAGCGATATTGCCAGCTAATCCAGAAATACCGTTCCAAATCTTCTTAAGCCAGGCTATTACACCATTCAAAAGACCAGATTCATCTTGTACGGTTACAGATACAGAAGTGATCGAAAAATCAAACTCATATTGATAACGAGAAAATAAAGAAACAGAATTACTATCTCTCGTAAATAAATATTTATACTGACTAACGTTAGAGTAAATTACTACTCCCGTCCCTTCAAGGTCATCTAAAGAATTAGAACCATAGATAACAGATCCGTTACTAGTAGCAACACCTAACATTCCATTTTTTTTGAATCCAAGTATATTATAACTACTATTGATATAAGTTTCCCAAGTCATACCATCTTCGTACTCATATTGCTGACCGTTAAAAGTAAATAATGGATTTACAGAATAAGCAGAAAGAGAATAATTATTACCCGCAATAATTGTATTTGTAGCAATAACAGGTATACCATTGTTTGCTAATATTGCAGACTTGTCTGCAGTATATAAAGCAGTACCATCAACAATTAGAGATAAAGTATTATACTCACTATTAGCCCAAGCTTCCCAGGTCATACCAGATTCAGCATTGCAAGAATTGTTTCCGATGTAAAATTGAATAATCGTTACAGCTGGAGTTGATTCTTTAAGATAGTAAGTTTTATCTTTATCTACATAATCATAATTATTTACAGCAGAATCTCCAGAATAAAGTATCTTAAGAGTATCACCGTTCTCATAATAAATATAACCATCTTCTGAATGTAAACCAAGTGTATTGTAACTGGATCGGCACCAGGCGTCCCAGGTCTGATTCTTTTCACACTCATACGTTACACCGTCTATAGTAAAATCATAGACAGTTTGTATTGTAGTCCAGGTCGGGTATGTAACATAGAATTTCAAATACATGCGGCTAATATCATAATCAAACTGCAAAGAATTGATAGATATATGATCATTGACTATATCAACAACTGCATTACCAATAACAGTATAACCAGGCTCTACGAATTGAACCTCAACAGATGGGTCAGCATATGAATCAAACTGTAAACCGATATCTAAATCAAAAAGGGTATTTGATGGTATAGGCTCATTTAATACGATCGTAGCGTTGATATAAAATGTATAAGGTTTAGAAAGAGAAACTATAGTATTTTCAAATAACTGAAGATCTTCAACATTATCTATGTACCAATAAGTGTAAACGGTATTACCATCTACTTCTGCTGCGGAGGGTGAAATTAAAAATGCGGGAAATAAGATACATAAAGATAAAGACAAGCATAAGAATGAGCATAGACGTTTCAACGTAATCACTCCTTTCATTCAGATCTGGAAAGTCACCAAGGTTGGAATATACTAAACCAGTACCGATATTTACAGTATACTCTTGGTAATTGTTTGCGTAAAAATGATATGTAGACTGATAACCTGAAGTAGTAGAGTATATTTGATAGACTCTGCAAGGCGTATAAGATATGATTTGATTATTAGAGTAAATCAGATCACCGACAACCATTGTATATTCTGCATTCCCACTTCGAAAAAATACATAATCAGAAGTAGGGGAGAGCTTACCAAGAATATCACGAAAATACGTTACATAAGTAGTAGATATATTACCCTCGGTATAGACGTCTGCAGCACTCGCCGTTATTGGCATAGCCAATAATACGGCGAGTGCAAGGAGCACGCAAATTAGTTTCCGCCAAACCATAGCTTACCCCCAAACGCTACACGCAAGAAAGTGCAAATAAGAAGATTGCATATTTCAAATGTTATTGCAACTGGAAGAGCACTTTCTGCTAATTCGGTATAAAGATTAATTGCTAATTCGACCACGAGCCGAACCCCCTTTCTTTTCTTTGCGAGAAACTTTGCTTATCTTGAAGAGTGTATCATAAGAATTATAATCTGCTACTGAATGAACCCATATTTGATTCTTTATAGTAGGGCATCCTATATGACCGTTTTGCTCTATCTCTTCTGATGGATCTACGATTTTATTGAACTGTATGATATTGAAAAAATTTTTGCAAGCAATAATATACTGCAGCTGTTCACGTATTGGCTTTGCTATACGGTTATATACCTGACTTGTGCCGATAATGACTCTTCGCTCTTTTCGCATCTGGCAAAAACAAGCCATTTCAGATATAGGGATTTCTTTCGATTCGAGAGAGTTCCAAAGAACATGAATTTCATCAAGAAGAAAAACGACGCCCTCAATGCCATTAGAAAGCTCGGAGAGCTGTGAATAATCAGTAAATGGTATAATTGGACGATCTAAACCTTTGATATCTAAATTAGAGCAAACAATAGCTTTTGGATAATCCTTAAGAATAGCCTTTAAGCATTTAACAGCAGATAATGTCTTGCCAGATCCTTGCTTTCCAGTAAATACCCAAATACCTGCAGGGTAAAAATAATCAGGATTATCACGAGCAAAACATATTTTATAATATATTGTCTTAAATAACTGAACAATGGATTTTGTACCATTAGTAAACTCTACTATATCTTTTGACATATTAAAAACACCTTACTTTGTACGCATAATAAAATTGCCCTGGGAGATTCCCCCCAGGGCAAAAGATCAGAAGGGAAGTCTTCCTTTGCGGAAAGCACCCATCAGCATCGAAACGAGCTTTCTTGCGCCCCACCACATAAAAACAAGACCAATAGAAGCTCCGACAGCAACAGCAAGAACCTCTACAATCGTGCTAACGCTGATCTGCTCCTGAATCTTCGTGATAATATTAGAAAAATCAGAAGAAGAAACAAC